GATTACCACATTACCAGCAGGTCAAAACTTAGGTGAATTGGAAGATGTTAAATACTTCCAGAAGAAACTGTTACAGTGTTTGAATGTACCATACTCACGCCTCGAAGAAAACGGTGGTGGGTTTGCTGGTATGGGTCGTTCACAAGAAGTTACCCGTGACGAATTAAAGTTTGCCAAGTTTGTTACCAGACTTCGTAATAAGTTTACACAGTTATTTGACCATGCTTTGCGTACTCAATTGGTACTCAAAGGTATTTGTACATTGGAAGAGTGGGAAGATTTCAAAGAAGATATCTACTATGACTTCCAGAAAGACAACAACTTTACTGAGATGCGTGCCTCAGAGTTGTTGCAGAATCGTTTACAGATGTTGCAGTTGGTTGATCCGTATATTGGTAGGTACTTCTCTAATCATTACGTCAAGAATAAAATTTTGATGATGACGGACGAAGAGATTGATGAACTGGATGAACAACTTGCAGAAGAAAAAGATTCATTATCGGATGATATGCAAGGTCCAGTAATGAATGCTCCACAAGGTGGTGCGGATCCTAATGAGTTCCCACCAGAAGATAACACCACAGAGAATACCGAAGAAGAAGAGTCATTGACACCTGGTCTTGACAAAGAGGTAGACAAGTCTGTGGTCAGCATAAATACTAAACGCAAATAGGAGTTCAAATGAACATTCAAGAAATCATCAACAATATTGCATCAGGAGAAAATCTTGTTGCTAAAGAAGGATTAGAAAATGTATTGTCAGCAAAAGCGTTCGATGCGCTCCAGGGTTACAAGCAAGAAATCGCTGCAACTCTTTATGGCGGGCAAGAGCAAGGGCCTGAAGAAGATACAGATCACGAAGAAGATGAAGAAGGTGCTTACGCAGAAGGCGTAGAGCAAGATGGTGAACACCTTGATGAGAGAGCAAAATGGAGAACATCCAGTATTGCTCACAATACAGGTTATCGTAAAGATGGCGCACATGGTGGCATTGAAAACACAGCCGATACTGGTAAAGAAGATATGTTGAAAAATAGAGGTCGTGGAATAAGAAGCGGTACTCCATTAACAAAATCTGACACTAAAAGTTTAAAAAAGAGCATCACAAAAAATATGTCTCAGATGAAAAAATAATAATGAAATCGTTATTAGACTTTAAACTTATTACGGAAGAAGAGAAGAAAGACTATTCAAAGTTTGATGCTCTCGTTCGTGCAGGTTTGGCCAATAAAGCACAGATGCAACGTATCCACAAGATACTGGATAAGATGGGTGAAGAGAAACCTAATTTTAGTCCTGCTGATCGTGCTATAATGCAGAACTTGTTTAACCGTATGGTAGATTTAATTTCTAATAACAAACAGATTTATTCTAAAGCAAAACAAGCAGTGCGTGAAGATTTGGAAGAAGTAACAAGTGTACCTTTAGTTCCAATGCCACCAATCATTATGGTAATTAAACGTAAAGCAGTGAGATTGTATCCAGACGGTACACGAATTGCTTTATACTATAGTGATAAGATGAAGCGGTACTTTAGTGTGCCATTTGGTACACCTGAAGCAGATGTATCTGGCGTACAAGCAGAAAGTTTTATTGATGAGTTGAGAGCAATGAGTAATCTCACTGAAGAGACAACATTAGAATTGCAAGATGGTAGTCAAGTAGAACTTGATGTTTTGATGGCCAATCGTATAGTTTATGCTTATGATGGATTAGAAGAAGATAACAAACAAAGATTTGTGGACTTACTAACAAGTTCAGAAGAAAGTTTCGACAAGGCATATGAGTTTTGTAGATCACATTATTCAATCTAAACTAGATGAGGCCCGTGAGGCCATCTTTGCACGTTTAGATGAAATTGTTGCTCAGAAACTTGAGGAAGCAAAACCATTTGTCGTTGATGAAATATTTGAAGAAGTTGAATGGGAAGAATTGGATGAAGCAACTAAGAAGCGTAATCCAAACATTCAAAAGATGGGTAGAATTACTAAGATTCGCAGGCGCATTCGCCGTAATAAAAAAGGTAGAATCGTAGTACAACGAAATGTTCGCAAGTCGGGCATTAAAGGTTATAGATTGTCAGGTAATACAGTACGTAAGATACCTGCAACAGTAAGAATAGCAAAAGCGCGGAAACTAAAACGTTCGTGGAAAACAACAAGAAGATCAAAACTTAGACGCACATTGATGAAGAGAAAAATGTCAATGCGCCGAAGAACATCTATGGGACTAAAGTAAAATGCCAATTGAATACAACAATACATTAAGAGGTACCTCAATTATTAGAGTTGAAGGTACTGGAACTTATTATATTAATCTTACGGACTTGAGAGCGAACACAACAACTGAAACGGTTACCGCTTTTGACATTAAAAGATTGAATTGGTCTACAAATGGATCTATTCAAATTAGTCGAAGCAGTGCTAACATTGCTTCACTTCACAATTCAAGTGAAATGCGCCTTGATGATTATGGTTATGCAATTACTACCAATCGTACAGCAAATGCTAACGTTACCATTACAACAGGTGGAACTTTGTTTATGGAAATAAGTAAAGAAGCAACCTATAACGTTGATCCATACACAGGTTAATCTATGAAACTAATTAAAGAACATATTGAGGACGTAAAGTACCTCACAGAGACCACAGAGAGTGGCAAAAAGAATATGTACATCGAAGGTCGTTTTCTGGTTGGCGATGAAGTCAATCGTAACAATCGCATGTACAAGATGGATACATTACGTAATGAGGTTGCACGTTATACCAAAGATTACATTGATACCAATCGTGCGCTTGGTGAACTAGGACATCCAGATACCCCTTCATTGAATCTGGAACGTGTGTCGCATAAAATTGTAAGTCTTGTAGAAGATGGTAATACTTTTAAAGGTAAAGCACTTGTATTGGAGACGCCGTATGGTCAAATTGTTAAGAACTTTATCGATTCGGGGGTTAATCTTGGTGTATCTAGCCGCGCTATGGGTTCTGTTGTCATGACCAAAGAGGGTTACAATCTAGTACAAGATGATTTGCGCCTTGCTACAGCAGCAGATATTGTTGCTGATCCATCTGCACCAGGTGCTTTCGTTCAAGGAATTATGGAAAATAAAGAATGGTTGTTTGTCGAGGGGCGATTTGTCGAAGTAGATTTTGACAATGCTAAGAGGCAGATTCGTCAGGCACCACGCAATCAGGTAGAGTCGGTTGCCTTGAAACTATTTGAAAATTACCTATCAAAACTTTAAAATTTATAAATAAGAAATCATAAGGAGATATCCAATGGCAACAAATAAACTCATGGAAGCAGCAGCAGAGATTCTTGCCGGAAGCAAGAAGTCTGCATCTGCTATGCCAATGCAAAAACCTGGAGATGCTGGTGTCCAAGACTTAGGTGGTCCCACAAATACAGATTCTAAGCCAGATGGTGATTCGAATAAAATCGATGCAACCAAAGGCGCCAAATCTGCAACTGCTCCGACAACTAAGCCTTCTGCCGCATCGCCAGATACTCAAAATCATCCTGCTGGTGGCACAAAAACAATGCGTGAAGATGAGGAGTATGATGAAGAGCAAGATGAAGATGTAATTGCTGAAGTGCATATGAAAGCAATGAAGAAAAAAATGAAAGAAGATGTTGATGCTTTATTTGGTGATGATTCCACTATTTCGGAAGACTTCAAATCAAAAGCAGCAACCATTTTCGAAGCACGTGTCTTTGACCGTGTCGCACAGATTCAAGAAGAAATCGAAGCCGAATATGCTTCAGTGCTTGAAGAAGCAGTTGAAACAATTAAAGCCGATTTGACAGAGAAGGTAGACGACTACCTAAACTACGTTGTAGAACAGTGGATGGAAGAAAATCAAATCGCTATTGAAAGCGGTTTGCGTTCTGAAATCACAGAAGATTTTATCGCTGGTCTCCGTAATCTGTTTGCAGAAAACTATATCAATGTTCCCGAAGAATCAGTTGATTTGGTAGAAGAGTTGGCCGCTAAAGTCGAAGAACTCGAAACTAAACTCAATGAAGAAATCGAAACAAACATTGTATATAAAAAGGCTTTGACAGAAGCAATTAAAGAACAATTGACAGTAGAAGTGTGTGAAGGTTTAACCGCAACTCAAGTTGAAAAAATCAAATCACTCGCAGAGAGTGTGGACTTCTCCACAGAGGAAGAGTTCGTAGAGAAACTTGAAACATTGCGTGAAAACTATTTCCCATCTGGTATCCAGAAAGCGAAAGTGTCACATCTTCATGAGCAATTTGAAGATACGGAAGAGAAGAAAGCGATCCTTGATCCATTTATCTCGGCAGTATCACAAGCGATTTCCAAAACAAAAATTTAAATAAACAAGGAGATATAAATGTATTTATCCGAAGAGAATCAGGCAAAATGGGACTCGGTGATTAATCACCCTGACCTACCTGCTATTAAAGATCCATATCGTAAGGCAGTTACCGCAGTTATCTTGGAAAACCAACTGACAGAAATGCGTAAAGAAGCAGGCATTCTGAATGAAACAGGTTCGCCAACTAACTTTACTGGTACTGGCGGTTTCGGTGGCGGTGCTGCTGCTGCTGGCCCTGTTGCTGGTTTCGATCCAATCCTAATCAGTTTGGTTCGCCGTTCGTTACCTAACCTGATTGCTTATGACATCTGCGGCGTTCAGCCAATGACTGGTCCTACAGGTTTGATCTTTGCAATGCGTACTAAGTATGCTGGTCAAAGTGGTACCGAAGCATTCTACAATGAAGCAAACACAAACTTTACTGGTGCTAACGGTGTTATCACTGCTGGTTCGATGACCATTTCTGGTAACACAATGGATTATCTGTTTACAGGTAATGCTGCTCCAGGTCAAGCAATGACTACAGGTTCTGCTGAAGCATTAGGTGACGGTGCTGCTGGTAACACATTCCAAGAAATGGCATTCTCGATTGAGAAAGTTACTGTTACTGCTAAGACCCGTGCTCTGAAAGCAGAATACTCGATGGAATTGGCACAAGACTTGAAAGCAGTTCATGGTCTTGACGCTGAAACTGAATTAGCAAACATTCTGTCTGCTGAAATTCTTGCTGAGATTAACCGTGAAGTTATTCGTACAGTCTACATGGTTGCCAAACCTGGCGCACAAGCAGGCACAACCTCTGCTGGTACATTCAATCTTGATACCGACTCAAACGGTCGTTGGATGGTTGAAAAGATCAAAGGTCTGGCATTCCAAATCGAACGTGAAGCAAATCAAATTGCTAAATTGACCCGTCGCGGTAAAGGTAATGTAATGATCTGCTCGTCAGATGTTGCATCTGCCCTAGCAATGGCTGGTCTGCTCGATTATCAATCGGCACTGCAAGGTCAAGTATCGTTGACAGTTGATGACACTGGCAATACATTTGCTGGTACAATCTTCGGTCGCATCAAAGTGTACATCGATCCATATGCACAAACCGCTTCGACTTCCGAGTTCGCAGTTGTTGGTTACAAAGGTTCGAATGCTTATGACGCAGGTATCTTCTACTGCCCATACGTTCCGCTCCAAATGGTTCGTGCTGTTGATACTGGCACTTTCCAACCTAAGATCGGCTTCAAGACTCGTTACGGCATGGTTGCAAACCCATTTGCCGAAGGTACAAGTCAAGGTCTTGGCGCAATGACTGTTCGTGCGAATAACTACTATCGTGCGTTCCGTATCGCCAACTTGATGTAATTAAAAACCACCGTTAAGAGTGGACTTTAGAGAGGCACCTACCGGTGCCTCTTTTTTTTGTTTATAAATAGATGTATGACAGTTCTTAATAGAAATCCATCCAATCCAAATATGCTCCAAGGAAATAAGTTCCAGTTGAACTTTTCTAGGGCACCTAATCTACAATACTTTTGCCAGACAGTTACACTGCCTGGTCTTTCAACATCTGAAATACCAATCAACAATCCTTTTGTTGAATTGTATGCACCAGGTGAGAAAGCAATCTATGATACTTTAAACATTACTTTTTTGGTTGATGCAGAGATGACAGGTTGGTTAGAAGTGCATGATTGGTTAAGAGGTATGACATTTCCAACAGCATTTGAAGAATATGTAAACCTTAGTCAACAAAATAAATTTACCACAACTGCTGATTCTAAAACACCTCAATATGCAGATGGTTCGGTAACTATTCTTTCCGCTTCAAACAAACCGTATTTCAAATTTAACTTTTACAATTTGTTTCCAATCTCTATCGGTGGATTTATGCTGTCATCTACCGATACTCCAGAGACTATTATTACCTCTGATGCCACGTTCAGATTTACCTATTATAATGTTGAAAAACTGATATAGATGTGATATACTCCTAAGGAGGAGATAAATTATGAGTAAACTTGATGATGTATTGAGGATGTGGGCAGACGATTCCAACATAGATCGCACTGAACCAGGTAAAGCACTGATAGATATTCCCAAACTTCACAGTAAGTATCTTAACATACTTTCGCAGCATCGTCTACTGGTTAAAGATGCTGAGTTTAAATATAACCGAATGAAGAAACTCAAGTGGGAATATTATACTGGTAAATTAGATGATGATGACTTGAAGAAACATGGTTGGGAACCATTTCGATACGCCCTCAAATCCGACATCACTACATACTTAGATGCAGATGAGGATATCAATAAGTACCTAGCATCTAAGATGATGCATGAAGAAGTTGTTGATGTTTGTAATGCCATATTAAAAGAACTGAACAATCGCACATGGGAGTTGAGATCGTTCATTGACTGGGAAAAGTTTATACAAGGTGTCTGATCTCGTTTTATATAAGCAGAATGAAGCATTCATTCGATTCGCTTGTGACAAAGGCATAGCACAAGAACTTGCCGATTATTTTACATTCTATGTTCCTGGTTATCAGTTTATGCCAGCATACAAGAATCGACTTTGGGATGGCAAGATAAGACTTGCTGATCTTCGGTCAACAACAATATATCATGGCCTTGTTCCATACATTGAAAAGTTTTGTGCTGAAAGAGATTATAAGTTAGAGATCGATTCATCAATCAATTCTACTACAGATTTCTCAGTAATAGAAGCAAAAGAATTCATTGCCACACTAAATTTGCCACATGAGGTTCGAGACTATCAATTGAAGGCATTTGTTCATGCTATTAGAGACAAACGGATGTTATTGCTTTCACCTACAGCATCAGGTAAATCTTTAATACAATATATTATACTTCGGTATATACAACGCAATCATAAAAAAGGTTTGTTGATTGTTCCTACCACATCATTAGTGGAACAAATGTACAAAGACTTTGAAGATTATGGATATAATTCAGAAAAATATTGTCATAGGCAATATTCTGGTAAAGAAAAAACAACTGAGAAGTTTTTAACCATCACAACATGGCAATCTATCTACAAGAATCCACCAGAATACTTTGAGCAGTTTGATTTTGTTCTTGGTGATGAAGCACATCAGTTCAAAGCAAAGTCATTGACAACCATCATGACTGGTCTGACAAAAGCAAAATATAGAATTGGTTGTACAGGTACGATTGATGGTACGAATACACATAGATTGGTGCTAGAAGGTCTATTTGGACCAGTGTTTCAATCGACTACCACTGCTGAACTGATTGAGAAGAAACAGTTAGCAGACTTCAAGATCAAAGCATTGATACTCAAGTATCCAGAAGAGGTCTGTAAAGCATCACGTGGTTGGGACTATCAAAATGAGATAGAATATATAGTAAAGAGTCAGTATCGAAATGAATTTATTCGTAACTTGGTGGTGTCATTAGAAGGCAACTCACTTGTATTGTTTCAATTAGTTGAGAGACATGGTAAAGAACTGCATAAAATTATTAAAGAGAAGGCTGGTGATCGCCACGTTTTCTTTGTGTATGGCGGAACAGACGTTGAAGTCCGTGAGCAAGTTCGTGAGATTACAGAGACACAAAATGATGCAATCATCGTTGCCTCTTACGGCACTTTTAGTACCGGCATCAATATACGCCATTTGCATAATGTCGTATTTGCTTCTCCAAGCAAATCAAGAGTAAGGAATTTACAGTCAATAGGTCGTGGTCTTAGAATAGGTGAGAACAAAACTGAAGCAGTTCTATATGATATCGTAGATGATTTCCGTGTAGGTAAGCATGTGAACTTTACCTTAAAGCATTTTGGCGAAAGAGTAAAGATATATGATGAAGAGAAATTCAAATACAAGTTCTACAATATAGAGGTCAAGAATGCATAAAGTAAAAATTATAAGAATGCAGACTGGTGAAGATATTATGGCATCTATGGTAGGTGAAGAACAAGAGGAAACAGTTCTTCTAGAAGATCCAATGCGGTTAATCTTTCGCCGTATGCCTACAGGTCAAACTGTAATGATGATGATGCCATGGTTACCAGTAGAACTAATCAAAGATAATAATGCTCTGATATATAACTCGGACATAGTTACTATTATTGATCCAAAAGAATCGATGATAGAATATTATGAAAATCTTGTGATTAAAACTTTACTTGAAATGGAAAAGTCTGAAGATATGATTGCAGGTCTTTTGAAAGACCAAGCAGGTGAAGAAGATACTGAAGGCGAAGAAGAGTATAGTATGGAAGACTTAATTCAATTCGTGGAAGAAGTGAAGAATAGAACATTACATTAAAAGGTTATTTTATTATGGTAGATATATTATTTGTACACCCGAATGCATCACAAAAGATTTATCAGGGACTAGCAACAAACAATGCAGCAGTTGAACCTCCTATTTGGGCCGCTATGCTTGCCAATAGTGTTCGTGCTAAAGGATTTAAACCTGAAATACTTGATGCTGAAGCAGAGCAATTAGATTATGCTTCAGCAGCAAAACGAATTACCGAATACAAAGCAAGAATTGTTTGCTTTGTGGTGTATGGTCAGCAACCATCTGCATCTTCACAGAACATGGAAGGTGCAACTGCAACCGCAAAAGAATTCCACGACTTATCACCAAACACATTTATATTATTTGTAGGTGGTCATGTTGCTGCTTTACCAGAAGAGACTCTCAGAAAAGAACCGTACATTGATGCGGTCTGCCAAAACGAAGGTGTGTATGCTATTAATGACCTTCTTTCAATTCAGAAATTTGATGATGTTGGATTACGAAATGTAAAAGGTATTGTATTCAGAACATCAGATAATCAAATTTCTTACAATGAATCTTCAGAGATTGTTCCGCGTGAGAGACTTGAGATTGATTTGCCTGGTATGGCATGGGACTTGTTACCATCACTCGATAAGTACCGCACAGCAGGTTGGCACTCATGGTCAAACAACACAGAGAAGCAACCATTTGCTGCATTATATACCAGTTTAGGTTGTCCATATCGCTGTTCGTTTTGCATGATCAATATTATTAATCGTACTAAGCAAGGACCAAACATTTCTTCGGAAGATAGTAATCTGTTCCGTTGGTGGTCACCAGAATTTATCATCAAGCAATTTGATCACATTGCCGCACAGGGTGTGAAGAATGTTAAGATTGCGGATGAGTTATTTGTTTTAAACCCTAGGCATTTTGAAGCAATATGTGACTTGATTATTGAACGTGGTTATGATTTTAATATCTGGGCATATTCCCGTGTCGATACATGTAAACCAAAATACTTAGATAAACTTTATCGTGCAGGTGTTAAGTGGTTAGGTCTTGGTATTGAAAATCCAGATAATGAATTGCGTAAAGAGATTCACAAAGATGGTTTTCAAGATGTAAAAATTTTAGATTTGTTCCAGATGATTCGTGGCGCAGGTATTAATATTGCTGGTAACTATATTTTTGGATTGCCTTATGATACTCAACGATCAATGGAAGCAACATTACAATTTGCATTGGACAATCCAACTGAGATGACCAATATGTATTCTGCTATGGCATATCCTGGTAGTCCATTGCACAATCAAGCAAAGGTTCTCAACATTGAACTGCCAAATACATACTCTGGTTACAGTCAGCATTCCTATGATACGTTAAATCTGGCGAATAAATACTTGACCGCAGCAGAGATACTTGCGTTTCGTGATATGTCTTGGGACAAGTATCATGCAAGCGGAAGTTATCAGAAGTTAATGAAAGACAAGTTTGGCGACAAAGCACTCCAAGAATTGAATGCAACCCGTGAGATTAAATTAAAAAGAAAGTTATTAGGAGATTGATTATGATTAAACTTGCAGACTATGTTATTAACCGTTTAGCAGACGAGGGCATTGATAAAATCTTTGTTGTCTATGGTGCTGCTAACGGTGATCTTATTGATGCATTTACACGTACAGATAAAACAGAATACGTTGCCGTAATGCATGAACAGGCAGGTGGTTTTGCTGCTGAAGGTTATGCCAAAGTATCTGGTAAAATTGGTGCAGCGATTGCAACCAGTGGTCCAGGTGGTATGAACTTTGTTACTCCTATTGGTAACTGCTTCTATGATTCAGTTCCTGCCATCTTTATTACTGGACAAATCAATTCAAAGTTTTTGCGCCCTGATGAGTCGTTGCGCCAAATTGGTTTTCAAGAAACTGATATTGTTTCTATTGTAAAACCAATTACCAAATATGCTAAGATGATTATGGACCCAGAGAGCATTCGGTATGAGGTAGACAAAGCAATTCATCTTGCCAAGTCTGGTCGTCCGGGTCCTGTTCTATTAGATATTCCTTTAAACATTCAAAAAGTAATGATCGATCCAGATAAGCAACTTGGATTTAATCCTAATCTTGTAAGAGATGTTGGTCTACCTGATATTTTTTATTTAAAGCAAAGAGTTAAGCAACAGATAGTTGATATTGTAATCGACATTAAAAAAGCACAGCGTCCAGTTTTAATGATTGGTGGTGGTGTAAAGATTGCTGGTGCAATTGATGTAATGCAAGAAGTATCTAAGATGCTTGGCATTCCTACATTTCCAACATGGAATGCACTTGATTCAGTTACAAGTGATTTAGAAACATACTGTGGTCGTATTGGTACATATGGTGGTGCTGGTCGTAACTTTGCTATCCAGAATAGCGATCTACTATTGTCAGTTGGTTCACGTATATCAGGTCGTATTACTGGTGGTAATATCCATACGTTTGCACGTGGAGCAAAAAAGATAATGGTAGATGTTGATGAAGCACAACTTCAACGCAAACTGCAACAAGTTCCATTTGATGTTAATATAAATTGTGATGCTAAAATATTTTTAGAGGTACTCAAAGAAGTTTTGGAAGAGACTGAATACAAACGTCAACATGAACCATGGTTAGATCAAGCAAAAGGATGGCGTCACAAATATGATCCAGTAAAACCACACTTTGGTACATCTAAGAATGAAATTCATCCATATCGATTCGTTCGTAGACTGTCAGAGGTAATGAAATCAAATGATGTTCTGTTGGCAGACTGTGGTGGTAATATTGTTATTGCATCACATGCATTTGAAACTAAACTAGGTCAACACTTTATTACCAACAACGGCAATTCTCCAATGGGTTTCTCATTTGCTGCCGCAATTGGTGCATGGTTTGCAGCACCAGAAAAAACAATCGTATGCATCATTGGTGATGGTGGTTTCAATATGAACCCACAAGAATTACAAACAATTAAAAATTATGGTTGCAAGATCAAAACTATTATTTTAAACAATCACATCTATGGTATTACTAAAGCATACCAAGAAACAAACTATCAAGGTCGTGCAGAAGCATGTGGTCCAAAAGGTTATGCACCACCAGACTTTATTAAAGTAACTCAGGCATATGGTATACGAACTATTGCTCTCAAAGATCCAGCAAAGATTGATGATGCAATTTTTGAACTCCTATCCGCAGATGAACCTGTAGTGTGTGATGTGGACATTAATGAGTATCATACCTATGAACCTCGTATCTTTGGATGGAGTACACCTATTGAAGATATGTACCCTTATATCGATAGAGAAGAATTTAAAAAGAATATGTACATTGAACCGATTGAAGGATGGATGACACCAGCAATGCCTGACATTGTTAATCCAGTTCCAACATCGGAATAAGATGTTCATATCAAAAACACCGTATAGATTATCTTTATTTGGTGGTGGTGCAGATTATCCAGCATGGTTTCAAAGTAGAGAAACTAAAATAATTTCTGCTGCAATGGGAAACCATTCTTACGTTTCTGTAAAATCTATGCCACCATTTTTTGAATATAAACATAGAATCACATATAATAAAATAGAAAACACAAATTCGGTGGAAGAAATCAATCATCCATCGGTACGTGCTTGTCTACAATATTTAAGGATGGACGATGGTATATCTATTGCTTATGATGGTGATCTTCCTGCTCGCAGTGGCATTGGATCATCTTCTTCATTTACTGTTGGATTATTAAATGCTTTATATGCATATAATGGTATAAGGAAAACTGCATTTGAACTTGCAAACGAAGCAATCAATGTTGAACAAAATATTATTGGTGAGTCTGTGGGTGTCCAAGATCAAATTATGGCAGCATATGGTGGCATCAAAGTCATTGAACTATCTGGTGCCAATATCAAAGTTCGTGATTTAAAATTACATGATAGTTATGTTAAAGATTTAGAATCTCATATCATGCTAGGGTTTTCTGGTATCAGTAGACTATCAGAAGTTCATGCAAAGAAACAAGTTGAATCTATCAAAGAAGGTAAGTCTGTCCAAACACTTGAAGCAATGCAGAAACTTACCTACGAAGCACTTAGAATATTTGAACATGAATCCAATTCTTCAATCAAAGATATAGGTCTGCTGTTGCAAGAACAGTGGAACTATAAACGAACACTCACAGATAGCGTGGCCAGCAGCGACATAAATAGTATATACGATGCTGCAATAGAAGCAGGAGCATATGGCGGCAAGTTGATGGGTGCAGGTGGTGGTGGATTCTTTATGTTTCTTGCGCCACCAGATACACATCAAAAGATTAAAGATAGACTGAAGCAAATCAATATATGGATACCGTTCAAGTTTGATTTTGAAGGTTCTAAAATTATTATGAGGTAAGTATGATTGAACCACCAGTAAATCAAGCAGCACCACATAGAGTAGTACCTATGCGGAATCTAATCAAAACCCACAGCAAAAAACCATTAAAGATTTTAGAGATTGGAACTTGGTATGGTGAAGGTTCAACTAGAATATGGTTAGATGAAATACATCCAGATTCCTCTGTCACGTTAATCGATTCTTGGAAAGCATATTGTTCTGAAAAAGATTTAGAGAATCCAGATTTTGATTATAAAAAATTTGATGACATGACTCATGATGCTTATATTAATACCATCAAAGTGGTTAAAGAGTATGAGCAAAAAAGAAACTTAGATATAACTTTAATTCGTGGTGACTCTAAAAAAGTTCTACAAGATTTTGCAGATAATACTTTTGATTTTATTTACATTGATGGTTCTCATTATTATGCCGACATCAAATCTGATATTGTACAGGCAAAACGAATTGTAAAACAAAGTTGTGGCATAATTTGTGGTGATGATTATGAAAATAATCCTACAGAAGAAATGTTAAATATTGCCAGAACACATAAAGATGTAGATTTTTATAGAGGTGAGAATTTTGAATTTCTTCGTTTGTTTCCAGATATTGAATCTGCACTTTTAGGTTCAGATTATTTTGATAGATTCAGTACACCTAAAAATCTTATAGGACTAACTCATAAGATTAAAATGATTAATGATTTTCATCCTGGTGTATTGTTGGCAATCTATGAAGAGTTTAATTTAGATGCTAGACCAGGACGATGGTTAGAAGGTGTCAATAGAGATGATGGTTTCTGGTGGACATACATACAGAACGGAAAGTTTAAAAAAGATATACCTGCAAAATTTAATTTATAATTATAGGAGTTTGTTATGAAGTATCCATTGATGAGTGATAATATTTCCAGAGAAGATTTAGATTTGGTAATCGAACATCTAAAAAAAGATAACCCTAAACTAACTAATGGTCCAGAGTGTCGTGCTTTTGAAGAAGCATGGTCTAAATGGTTAGGTGTAAAGTATTCTGTGTTTGTAAACTCAGGTGCTTCTGCCAATCTGCTGTCAATGGCAATGCTCAAGATCAAACATCCAGAAGGTGGTGAAGTTATTGTACCACCATTCACATGGGTATCTGATATTGCCTCTATCATTCAATGTGGTTTTACTCCTGTATTTGTTGACATTGATTTAGATACTCTTGGTATGAACACCGATGGTATCATCAATGCTATTACCAACAAGACACGTGCTGTGTTTATTACCTACGCACAAGGTTTTGATTGTCTCTCAGATAAACTTGTTACTGAATTACTCAACAGAAACATTCCATTGATTGAAGATGTGTGTGAATCACATGGTGCTACCCATCATAATAAACTTTTAGGTAGTTACGGATGGATGTCCAACTTCTCTTTCTACTTTGCTCACCACATGTCTACCATTGAAGGTGGTATGGTATGCACTAATGATGAGAATGTTTATCACACCCTTCGTATGCTTCGGTCACATGGTATGGTACGTGAATGTGGTTCAGAACCAATGATTAAGAATTACCAGAAGGTATATCCAGAATTGAATCCAGAATTCATCTTTGCCTTTGCTGCTTACAATGTTCGCAATACAGAAATTGGTGGCATACTTGGACAAAACCAGTTGAAATACCTAAACAATAATGTTATAATGAGAAATGAGAATCTCTTAGAGTTTCTGTCCAAGTTGGATAGTAAAAAGTATAAAGTCGATTTTCGTTTGACAGGTTGCAGTAACTATGCATTTAACATTGTACTACAACCCGAGTATGCAAATAAAGAGTTTGTACAAAGATTGATGGGTAAAATGCGTGATAATGAAATTGAGTTCCGTCGTGGTTCTGCTGGTGGTGGTAATCAACTGCGTCAACCATATCTAAAAGGTATTGTTGCTGAAGATCATTACAAGAACTATCCTAACACAGATCATATGCATTTTTATAGTTTTTATATAGGTAATTACCCATCGTTATCAAAGAATGCAATCAAAGAAATAACTGACGTATTGAATAGGGTATAATATGAATAATGTTTTAGTGACAGGTGGTGCAGGATACATTGGTTCTATCCTATCAGAATTTCTTTTAGACTTAGGATTCAAGGTAACTGTACTTGATAACTTTATGTACAAGCAGGCAAGTTTAAATCATTTGTGCCATAACCCACGATTCAATGTGGTCAATGGCGACATTAGAAATCTTGCTCACATCCAACCATTGCTGAAAGATGCTGATATAATTATTCCATTGGCAGCATTAGTTGGTGCGCCTCTATGTAACAAAGATGTGGTTGGTGCTGATACTACCAATAAAGAAGCAATCTTTATGATGCTGGATAAAATATCCAAAGAGCAACGAATCATTATGCCTACAACCAACTCAGCATATGGTTCAGGTGATGAGAATAATTTATGCACTGAAGAGTCACCACTCAGTCCTATATCTAAGTATGCCATAGATAAAGTGGTAGTGGAACAAATGTTTATGCAACGTGAGAACTCAATCAGTTATCGTTTGGCAACTGTGTTTGGTATGTCACCACGTATGCGTACTGATTTGTTAGTAAATGATTTGACCTATCGTGCAGTCAATGATGGTTATGTTGTTATATTTGAGGGACATTTCAAACGTAATTATATCCATGTCCGTGATGTGTGTGATGCATTCATTCATGCCATCTATAATTTTGATACAATGAAGGGTCAGATATATAATGTAGGCCTCTCATCTGCGAATGTGTCTAAGTTAGAATTGTGTGAGATAATCAAGAAGCATGTTCCTGGTTTCTCGATTGTTGAAGGGGAGATTAAGAAAGATCCAGATCAAAGAAACTACATCGTTTCTAATGCTAAGTTAGAAGCAACTGGATTTGAACCAATGTATGATTTAGATAGTGGAATTATGGAGTTGCTGACGGGTTATAGAATGATTAAGAACAACATCTATGGTAATGTATAATTAGATTTCAATCACTACAAGAGCATTTTACACCCTGGCCTCAAAGATGTCAAGCAATTAAAAAGGTAAATAATATTATGGCTACAAATCATTATGTGAACAACGCAGACTTTCTGGCAGCACTCATTAAGTATCATGAGGACTGTGCGAACGCAAAAGAAACAGATGGACCAGAACCTAAGATACCTAACTATATTGGTGAATGCTTTCTAAAGATTGCTGAACATCTGTCTCGCAAACCAAACTTCATTTCATACACTTACCGAGACGAAATGATATGTGATGGTGTTGAGAACTGCATTCAATACTTTCGCAATTTTGATCCTGCCAAATCAAAGAATCCATTTGCATACTTCACTCAGATAATTTACTATGCTTTTCTCCGTCGAATTATGAAGGAAAAGAAACAACTATATGTAAAGTATAAGGCAACTCAACAATTTGGATTATTGGATGAAGGTGAAATGTTTGAAGATGAAAATGGTAATATGAAACAGTTTGAATTGTACGATAACATTTCCGAATTCATCTTTAATTTTGAGGAAAATAAGAAGAAGAAAAAGGAAAAGAAAGCAGAAGGACTTGAATCTTTTCTACAAAATGATGTAGAATAGTAATATGAAAATTTGCATATTAGGTGATACGCATCACGGAATGCGTGGTGACTCTTTAGAGTTTCATAAATACATGGAGAAGTTCTACACGAACACGTTCTTTCCATATCTAAAGGATCACAATGTTACTACCGTTATACAACTTGGTGATCTATTCGACCGTCGGAAGTTTATTAACTTTAACTCACTTTACCTCTGCCGTGAATATTTCTTCAAGAAATTACAAGACAATGGTATACGGTTCATTACATTGTTGGGCAACCATGATGTCGCATTCAAAAACACCTTACAGGTTAACTCATCACAATTACTCTTAAACGAGTATGACAACATTACTGTATGTGATTCTTTTACTACACTTAACTTTGACGGTATCGATATTGATATTGTGCCTTGGTTATGTGATGATAATGAAGATGATATCTTTGAGCAAATCAAACAAACCAAATCACAAATCTGTTTAGGTCATTTTGAACTTCGTGGTTTTGAAATGGAACGTGGTGTATTCTGTCACACAGGTATAGAGAAAGATAAATTATCCAAGTATGATGTGGTTCTTTCTGGACATTTTCATCATAAGTCTAATGATGGTCACATCCACTACGTTGGTACTCCAGGTGAAATAACTTGGTCAGACTACAAAGACCCAAGAGGTTTTCATATCTTTGATACTCATACCCGTGAAATGGAATTCATTCAAAATCCATACCGTATGTTCTATAAGATAAACTATGATGATGCCTTAGAAAATATGGCAGAACAATACCGAACGTTCGACTATTCAATCTATGAAGGTTCTTATGTTAAAGTGGTAGTGGTAAACAAAACAAATCCATTTCTTTTTGATATAGTGATAGATCAATTATACAAGGCAGGTGTTGCCGACATTTCCATTGTTGAAAATTTTACTGAATTAGCAATTGATGCCGATCAAGACTTGATTGACCAAGCGGAAGATACCATGACAATTCTTTCCAAATACATAGATAACTTGACATTGAATGTAGAAAGTGATAAACTCAAAGGACTAATGCGTGAACTTTATGTTGAAGCACTTAATACTGAAACTGAATGATAATATTCAAAACACTTCGTTGGAAGAATCTTCTTTCAACTGGTAATTATTTTACGGAACTAAAACTAAACAGTAATACCAACACTCTAGTTGTTGGTACTAATGGTTCTGGTAAGTCCACCATGCTTGATGCGTTATGCTTTGCCCTGTTTGGCAAACCATTTCGTAATGTAAACAAACCTAATCTCCTGAACTCAATCAACGGTAAAGATTGTGTGGTTGAGGTTGAGTTTGATATTGGTAATAAACAGTACAAGATTATTCGTGGTATCAAACCAAATATCTTTGAGATATATCAAGACGGTGTTTTAATTAATCAAGATGCATCCGTCCGTGACTATCAAGATTATCTAGAAAGATTTGTTGTCAAACTAAATTATAAATCATTTACGCAGATTGTCATTCTTGGTTCAGCATCTTTTACTCCGTTTATGCAGTTGTCGGCATCTGACCGTCGTGCCATCATTGAAGATTTATTAGACATTCAAATCTTTTCTACCATGAATGGATTGGTAAGAGAGAGATTGAGTGTCAACAAAGAAAGCATGATTGTTAAAAAGAGTGATATAGAATTACTCAAGCAACGGTATACTCTGAAGAAAGAGCATCAAGATAAACTCAATGAAGATAAAGAAGTAAAGGTAAACGAATATGCTAGTGAGATACAAAGTTGCGGAGAAACCATACGCACCCTACATAGAGAGATTGACGATCTGGAGCGACAGAAACAAACATATACCGAAGTCTGCTCGAAAATTCCTGAAAATGAAAAAAAGATTACTGCGTTTAAAAAAGTTGAATCGAAAATTGAAAGCAAGATATCCGAAGTGGGAACAGATAGAAGTTTCTATGAACACAATGCTGATTGCCCAACGTGTAGGCAGGCCATTACCTTGGAGTTTAAAGAAGGGCACTTGGGCAATCTATTATCAAAAGAACAGGAACTTACCACAGGTCTAACAGACCTTCAAGCAAAGATAGCAGAGCATGAAACTTTGCTGGCATCTTTGCGTTCCGATGAGCAGAAACTTCATGCTGTACGAATCGAACTTGCTACAAAACAAACTGGTAAAGCAGGGCTAGAAGCAGCAATTGCAAAATTAGAAAAGCAGATTGCTGACCTAAATACAACGGAAGAAAATGTTGACGCCAACGAATTGGTAGTATTGAATGATCAGATAACTACGGCAGAAAATGAATTGAGAGATTTGATTGAAGAGAAATCTTACCATGATACTGCGGCATCTTTGCTTCGTGATTCTGGTATCAAGACCAAGATCATCAAACAATACTTACCAATCATAAACAAGTTGGTCAATAAGTATCTTGCTTCATTAGACTTTTTTGTAAACTTTAATCTTGATGAGTCGTTCAAAGAGACAATCAAGTCACGCCATCGTGATGACTTTAGTTACCATAATTTCTCAGAGGGTGAGAAGCAACGTATCGATATGGCATTGATGTTGACATGGAGAGCAGTAGCAAAACTAAAGAACTCTTCCAACACCAATCTGCTGATACTTGATGAAGTGTTTGATTCAAGTTTAGACACCACAGGCACGGAAGAACTAATGAAGATTCTACATGGTCTTGAAGGTGTGAATCTGTTTGTAATTAGTCACAAAGGTGATATACTTCAAGATAAGTTTATTAACACAATTAAATTTGAAAAAGTGAAAAACTTTTCGAGGATAGTAAAATGATAGAGATAAGTGGTCACATGGATAGAGATCGTAAAGCGGTCGTATCTTTGGACGAAGAGACAAAAAATTATATTGTAACCTGCACGGACAGTTTTGGTGCAAGATATACCTCAGACTTTCTAACTTTACATGCAGCAGAAAACTTTGCTGAAGAATGGGTACTAGAAAAATGAGCGAGATATTAACGATTGATACCACAGCAGGTATACAAACAACAGAGAGACTTGATCCATTACCATTGTTTGGTGAAAATTATCCCATGTTGCTTACGGTAATTCCAGAATATAAAGATGGATTTCCTGCACCAGCATTAGTGACATTGGCAAAACGATTGAAGATGACCATGAAGTTATATGGTGGTGTTGGACTATCTGCCAATCAATGTGGCGTATCGGAAAGAATGTTTGTTATAGGCACAGATGAGTTTCAAATGGTATGTTTAAATCCAAAAGTCATTCGGCAATCAGAAACAATTGCCAAAAACAAAGAAGGATGCCTTTCTTTTCCTGGATTGTTTTTTAATGTTGACAGACCAGAGTGGATTGATGTAGAATATATGGATGAGCATGGCATTGTAAAAGAAGGTAGACTTGAAGGTGTAAGTGCTCAATGCTTCTTACATGAACTGGAACATCTAAATGGAATTAAGTTTACCAGTCATGCTAAACCAGTAGCACTACAAATGGCACGTAAGAAACAAAGTAAAACTATTAAGACGATTGTAAGGAAAGCGAAAAATGATAAAGCAAACTGATGTTCAAGAAACCACCACATATGAGAGTCTTATTGGTGTCAAAGTAGATTTACCACAACCTCCAACACTGAATAGATTTTTTGGTGAAAACGATGAATCGGATGAGGATGGTGTAGATACCAACAATGCTGAGTGGACAAAACATTGGAAAGGTATGCCTGAGTTTGAGAATGAAGATAACCCTCCATTTAAAAAATTGATTATAAGTTTTCGTACCAAAGAGGACTATGAAGAGTTCGCTAAAATTATTGACCAAAATCTAACAGAGAAAACTAAATCAATCTGGCATCCTGCATTGGATCGTGAAGCAAATTCTTTGATGAGGTGGGTAGAAGATGACCAATCCTAAGCATCCAGTTTATATTATATCTAAAGGTCGTTCAGAGTCGATGCTAACCTCTCGGTCGTTGGCAAGAATGAAAGTGCCTCATTACATTGCTATCGAACCACAAGATGAAGAGTTATATGAGAAAGCATTAGACAAATTTAATATTCGGCCTTATGTGACTTTGTTGATTGCACCGTTTTCTAATCATGGCGATGGTCCTGGTCGTGCAAGAAATTGGTGTTGGGATCATTCTATATCTATTGGTGCTGAGAAACATTGGGTACTTGATGATAATATTGCAGACTTCTATCGCCTTCAGAAAAATAAACGTGTTCGTGTGGAGTCTGGTGCCATCTTTCGTGCAGCAGAAGATTTTGTTGATCGTTATGAGAACGTACCAATCGCTGGCTTTCAGTATAGATTTTTTATTGCGCCGAATAGTAAATATCCACCATATGTGAAGAACACTCGTATCTATTCTACATTGTTGATAGATAATAAGTGTAAGCATAGGTGGCGTGGTAGGTATAATGAAGATACTGATATCTGTCTCCAAGTATTGAAAGATGGTGATTGCACCATACAGTTCAATGCATTCTTGCAGGGCAAAGCGGCAACACAAACGGTTAAGGGTGGTAACACTGAGGAATTCTATCACAAAGAAGGTGCTGATGAAGGTAAATGGATTGAGAATGTAAACTCTGAGGGCACCAGAAACAAATCACAGATGTTGGTCGATCTACATCCAGATGTGGCAAGAATGGTATGGAGATACAAACGTTGGCATCACTATGTTGACTATTCATCATTCAAGAAGAATGAACTTCGTTTGAAACCTGATGTTAAGATACCTGAAGGTAACAACAATTATGGCATGAGATTTGCCACAGACTTTAAATCATGAATGTTTTAGAAGAGGGCACGAAAGAAGCACTTAAAAAATACTTGGCAAATTGTGCCAAGCATGCCGATATTAATCAAGATGTGGCATATAGAACTACCCTCACATGTATGAAAGCGCATGATGGTATTGACGTAGATGTCCAAGATATGTATGAGATGAAACTCTTGGAAGATAGATGGTATGAATCATTAACCACAAATGTACCAGACTATTCTGTTTATTCAAGTCCATATTATTTCTGTGAAGTATGGATGTGTTGGTCTAAATATTCAAGAAGATATTTAAAAGATATTCAATCAACCACGTCCATGTCTAATAAAAGCATTGTGCAGGACATGGTTGATGTGAACACAGTATTAGATTTAGGTTGTGGATTTGGATATACCACTGCTGGACTAAAAGATATATTTCCAAATGCTAATGTATATGGTACTAATATAGAAGAGAGTGCTCAGTATAAAATGGCAACTGAGTTAGGTCAAGAACATAACTTTAAAATTATTTCCGACCACAAGATGAAAACAGATTTAGTTTTTGCCTCAGAATACTTTGAGCACTTCTATAATCCTATTGATCATTTGGTGGATGTGATTCAAAACTGTGAACCTAAATACTTTATCATTGCAAATACTTTTAATTCAAGAGCAATAGGACACTTTAATAATTATGTTTACCAAGATAAAATCTATCCTGGTAAGATAATGAGCACTATGTTTAATGATAAGATGCGCCAGTATGGCTATGAGAAAGTGGAAACGAATTGCTGGAATAATAGACCGACATATTGGAAAAGAGTTGGTAACACACTAGAAAGTTTCTTTTAAAACAACACTTGACAATCTGCGGTACCTATGAGACAATACGTATATTGATTGATTAGGAGAAAAAATGTCAAAGTTACAAGAGTTAGTTGACAGAAATGAAATGGATTACGAATTTGCTATTCTTGATATCAAGAATGCAATATCCACCTACGGTATAGATATACTGGCAGAAGTGTTGCCATCACACCTCATAACCCACTTGACAAATGTCGTGGTCTCTGATACAATATTAGTTCAATAGTTGATTGGATATCAAATGAGCAACATTCAAAATCAAAAATCTGGTCTAGCCAAACTGCTGGCTACTGAGAATCTTACGATCCAACACCAGAAAATTTCTACAGCAGCATTCGATCCAAAAAATCGTGTACTATACTGCCCTATATGGGAAGATATGTCAGGCGACCTGTACGACCTACTGATGGGTCATGAGGTTGGTCACGCCTTAGACACACCATCTGACGGTTGGCATGATGCAGTCCACTCTATGGGTAAGAACTATAAAGGGTTCTTAAACGTAGTTGAGGATGCACGTATTGAGAAACGCCAGAAGCGCCGTTATCCAGGTCTACGGTCATCATTCATCAAAGGTTATGATGAATTAATGAAGCGTGATTTTTTCGGTCTGTCTGGTCGTAATGTTGATACAATGTCATTCATTGACAGACTGAATATTTTTTCCAAGTCTGGTTATACAATGGACATTCGATTCACTGATGAAGAATTAGTGATGATTGAAAACGTTAAAGAATGTGAAACATGGGATGATGTTCTCCGTGTTACCAATGAAGTTTGGAATTACTCTAAAGAAGAGCAGCAACAAAACGAATTGCCTGAAGAGTATGATTATCGTGCTGGCGAATCTGGTGACGGTGATGATACTGAAACAGGTAGCGGCAATGGCGACACCGAGACTGATGGTGAAGGTGAAGAAGATGGTAAGTCTAAAGCCAAACTTGATGAAGATGGTGAAGAGGCCGAAAGCAACGGCGGCGGTGATGAAGGTGAAGATGATGAAGATGGCGATGATGAAGATGATGAATTAACCGATGTCATCAATCGCCGCAAAGAATCTGCCGGTACTGATGAGGACTTTGAACCAACTTGTGAGACTGATGACAACTTCCGTAAGAATGAATCATCATTGATTGCTGCCAAGGCACGTGAGTATGTGTATATTGATATACCAACACCTAATCTGAAAAGAATTGTAACACCTGCTAAACGTGTCCAAGAATTGTTGACCGAAGCATTTACCGCTCAAGCAGGCACTGTAGCATACAATAGTGGTGCAAATGAATTGTACACCGAGTTCCGTAAAAAGAATGAACGTTATATTTCATTGTTGGCAAAAGAATTTGAAATGCGTAAAGCAGCGTCCAAGTTTGCCAAAGCAAAAGTATCCGAGACTGGTGACATTGACGTAAACAAAGTTTACAAGTACCAGATTGACGATAACATTTTCAAAAAGATTATGCGAGTACCAAAAGGCAAATCACACGGTATGGTATTGTTATTAGATAAGTCTGGTTCGATGGCAAATAATCTGTCGGCATCATATGAACAGATTCTTATCCTTGCATTGTTCTGCCGTAAAGTAAACATTCCTTTTACAGCATACGGTTTTGGTAATGCACGTATGATACGTGACATGGATTTTCCAAATGAGAGAGATGATAGTTTCAATAATGGTTGCTTTAGTGAGAATGAAAAAGAGTTGCGGTGCTCAGAAGTTTATCTCCGTGAGATGATTAATTCTAAAATGAGCAACTCAGAGTTTTCAAAATCAGTAAAGAATATTCTTTGTTTGATGGATGGATGGTCACACCGTCACGGTTCACGTGGTAGATTCATGCGTCCACAGTGTGATTCATTATCGAATACACCAATGTCCGAGGCATTGATTGCATTGCAACCAATCATCAAAGAGTTTCGCCGTATTAATAATCTTGACATTGTGAATACCACAATCGTTCATGACGGTGATGCCGATACTGTATGCTGGTATAATGCACAGAATGCTGAGAAAGCAAAGTATTTTGATTCTAACAATCAAAATGTTTTTCTAGTAGATAAGAAAAACAAAGTGCAAGTGAATCTGAGAATTAGTGAGGATGATGTTCGTGAAGGTATATGCGAGTGGTTGCAGAAAACAACTGGCACTAAAATTGTTGGTTTCTATCTGACACCAGTCTCTAGTGCAAAGGCAGCATTGAAGCGCCGTATGTTTGCTGATGATTTGAATGCAGTCCGTCACAAATATCATGAAGCAAATGAAATTCTTGCAAAGTATGTGAAGCGATTAAAGAAAGAAAAGTACCTTGAATCAAAAAATACAGGTTACGATTCTTTCTATATTTTGCCTGCTGGTTCTGATCTGTCAGTTGAGGATGAAACATTCGAAGTAAGCGGTAAGGCAACAACGGCAACACTTACCAAAGCATTTTTGAAGTTCAATAAGACCCGCCAGATCAACCGTGTGTTAGTTTCAAGATTCATAACACAGATAGCAGTTTGATAAGTATCTGACCACTTGACAAATGGTCGGATACCATTTATAATGAAGTTTCAATAGTTGATAGGAGTTTATATTATGTCAAGCATCCCGGCCAAGCGCCAGTTGTTTCTCGATACGGCAGCAGCATCAGGTCTGCCTTTTCTAACCAAAGAAGATATGCGTACCATGGCTGAGGCTCTGGGCATTCCTGATCCACAATGGTACTACAAAGATGAAACCAATCGAATTGGCCGCGGTCAGTATCGTGTACCCAACGCCTCTGGAAAAGTTGCTCCAGCGCCCGCACCAACCGTCCAAATGGCGGCTCAGATATTGCCAATGGTAGCACCTCAAGTCAAACCTGGCAATCGTATTGCTAATGTTGTAACAGAACTTGAGATGGAAGATTTGGTGCCTGTTAAGTACAGCAACTATGTACCATTTGGCAACTTTGATGATGTATTGTCAATCATACAATCTAATCAGTTCTTTCCTGTCTTTGTTACTGGTCCATCTGGCAATGGTAAGACAATGTCCATTGAACAGGCTTGTGCCAAAGCAAAACGTAAATTCGTTTGCGTATCAATGACACCAGATACCGATGAGGGTGATCTGCTTGGTAACTATGTTCTGATCAACGGTCAGATGGAATGGCGTGACGGTCCAGTTACTCTAGCAGCCCGTCAAGGTGCGGTGTTATGTATTGATGAGATTGACTACGGTTCAAATAACCTGTCATGCCTCCAACGTGTATTCGAAGGCAAACCATTCTTACTAAAGAAAAAGAATGAGTTAATTACACCCGCTGAAGGCTTTACCGTGTTTGCTACGGCGAATACTAAAGGTAAAGGTTCAGAAGATGGTCGCTATATGTTTACCAACGTATTGAACGAAGCCTTCCTTGAACGTTTTCCAAATACGTTTGAACAAGAATGGGCACCAGCAGCAGTTGAGAAAAAGATTGTTGCCAAAGAATTAGAATCTGTCGGTAAAGAAGATAAAGATTTTGCCGATAAATTGGTATCATGGGCTACAGTAATCCGTAGTACCTTTGATGAGGGTGGTTGTGATGAGGTTATCTCCACTCGCCGTCTGGTACATATCGTAAAGACCTACGGTATCTTCGGTAACAAACTGAAAGCGATTCAGTTCTGCTTAAATCGTTTTGATACTGATACGAAAGTTACCTTCCTTGATCTGTACACAAAAATCGATGCTGGTGCAACGCCAGAAACAATCAGTCAAGCAGAAGAACCAACACCAGATCCATCGGTAGAAGTTCCTTTCTAATTCACATTTACCACTCAAACCATTGACACAGGTGCAAGCCTGTGTCATAATTGTATTCTGAAGAGAGATGTATCACCTCTCGATTATTGTGTGATACTAATTATGGAGTTATTTTATGACAGTAACTAAATCCCAAAATGAAAAACTGGTTGAGTTTTTCAAATCAGGTAAAGATATCACTGAAAGTCAGGCACGTACCCGCTTTGGTGTAGCAAATTTACCAGCACGTATTGCCGAACTTCGTGCAGAAGGCTATAGCATCTACAAAAACAAAACCAAGAATGGTCATACAATCTACCGCTTGGGTACACCTAGTCGTGCAATGGTAGCAGCAGCCTATTCGTTGATGGGCGCACAAGCATTTGCCTAAAATAGTTTGAAACTTCGTGGAGTGGAGACATATATATTGTGTGTCTCTACTCTTTTTTATGGATAAATTATGCAAATACAAGTAAACATTGAAGAATTAAGAAAGAACAAACTGTTTGTTGCGACACCGATGTATGGTGGCATGTCACATGGACTGTATGTAAAATCTTGCCTTGATCTACAAACCGTAATGATGCGTTACGGTATAGAAGTAAAATTCTCTTTTCTTTTTAACGAATCACTTATTACCAGAGCACGAAACTATCTGGTCGATGAGTTTCTTCGCACAGACTTCACACACATGTTGTTTATCGATTCGGACATTCATTTTGATCCGAACGATATTGTAGCACTGATGGCACTTGATAAAGATGTTATTGGTGGTCCATACCCTAAGAAATCTATCAACTGGAATAACATCGCCGAGACTGCACGTAAGAATCCAGACCTGAATCCCAAAGAACTTGAGAATCTGGTTGGTGAGTATGTGTTCAACGTTGTTAAAGGCACACAACAATTCCAAGTTTCTGAACCATTAGAAGTTATGGAAATTGGTACTGGTCATATGATGATCAAACGTGAAGTATTCGATAAGATGGCAGCACAGTATCCAACTATCAAATACAAACCTGATCATGTTGGTCAAGCACACTTTGATGGCTCACGTTATATTCATGCATACTTTGATACAGTAATCGACTCTGTTGACTCTATCGTTGGTGGTGGTTCTGAACGTTACCTATCAGAAGATTATATGTTCTGTCAGATGTGGCGTAAGATGGGTGGTCAAATCTTCCTATGTCCATGGATGAAAACACAACACATCGGTACCTATGCATTCACTGGTAACATGCCAGCAGTTGCACAGTATACTGGTAGACTATAATAAATGTACGTGAAAAACAATTTTAATTATGGAGTAATTTATGAAACTGTCTAACGACACACTAAATGTACTGAAAAACTTTGCTTCAATCAATCAGAGCATCATGTTTAAAAAAGGTAAGACAATTAAAACTGTCTCTGGTGGTAAGAATGTTCTTGCTGAAGCAACCATCAATGAAGAAATTCCAGCAGATTTTGGTGTATATAATCTAAACGAATTTCTTTCCGTTTTATCTCTTCACAAAGAAGATGCCACACTTGATTTTGATAATGAGAATGTTCTTATCTCAGGTCTAAAAGGTCGCAGTAAAATTAAGTATCGGTTCTGTGCCGCTGGTTTGATCGTTGCTGCACCAGATAAAACACTGGCAATGCCTGAGGCTGAAATCTCATTTGAATTATCCGCAGAGGATTTTGATTGGGTATTAAGGGCAGCAAATGTTCTTTCTTCACCAAATATTGTTGTTGAATCTGACGGTGATGCAGTCTTTGTCACAACGACAGACTTAGCAAATAGTTCAGCACATACTGATTCACTTGAGATTGCTAAAGGTAATGGTGATAAGTATCGCATGTTCTTCAAGACCGAAAACTTTAAAATGTTGGCTGGTGGTTATGATGTTCAGATATCATCTAAAGGTATCTCACATTTTAAAAACAAAACATTGAACATTCAGTATTGGATTGCAACTGAAACTGGTTCTACTTTTACAAAGGCTTAATTATGGCAATGAAAATGTTTACAAATGCATCGTCAGCATTTGATGGTGAATCGATTGCTATCAATTCAGATATTGTAGCATCAGTATTTGAGTTGATTAGTCCTGATGAAAATGCTAAACTACAGATGCGTACAGTTATTTTTGGTGTCAATGGTACCGATTGGCATGTTAAAGAATCGTACCTTGAAGTAGTTAATACACTGAACCAAAAAGACTGATTTTATTTTATTATGATTTATGTGAAAGGTTTTCATGGAACATCTTCTGTGGACAGAAAGATATCGCCCCCAAACAGTAGAGAATTGTATCTTGCCAGAACGATTGAAGGTTCCGTTTCAGGAATACGTCAATCAAAAGCAGATACCAAATCTTCTACTGGCTGGTGGAGCGGGAGTAGGCAAGACAACAATAGCGAAAGCAATGTGCAACGAGATCGGTGCCGATTACATGGTAATCAATGGTTCTGATGAATCTGGCATTGATATATTCCGTGGTAAAATAAAAAACTTTGCATCATCAATGTCGTTTGGTGGTGGTCGTAAAGTTATCATCATTGATGAGGCAGATTATCTAAATCCAAACTCAACACAACCAGCACTTCGTAATGCGATTGAAGAGTTCGCAAGTAATTGTTCATTCATATTCACTTGTAACTTTAAGAACCGTATCATTGATCCACTTCACTCACGGTGTGCAGTTATTGAATTTGGTTTGAAAAATGGTGAGAAGCAGAAGATGGCAGGAGCATTCTTCAAACGCATTCAAACCATACTAGAGACGGAGAAGGTGGAGTATGATGATAAAGTAATTGCTGAACTTGTTAAGAAACACTTTCCAGATTTTCGGCGTATTATCAATGAACTTCAACGCTACTCACAACTTGGCAAGATTGATGTTGGAATTCTTGCACAGATTGGTGACATATCTCTTTCACAGATTATCAAGTATATGAAAGAAAAAGATTTTGCATCGGTGCGTAAGTGGGCAGCAACAACAGATATAGATTCGACCACATTCTTTCGTAAGTTGTATGATAATCTGTACGACATAATGATACCATCTAGTATACCACAGATCGTTATAATTCTGGCAGACTATCAATATAAGCAGGCGTTTGTTGCTGATCAAGAGATTAATCTGGTTGCATGTTTGACTCAAATTATGGCAGATGGGGAGTTTAAATAATGAATATTGACTTGAACATTTATCAAGCACATGGTGCTCAAAATTTAGGATGGTTCTCAAAAGAACAAATATATGGATTTGCAAATAATCTTTATGCTGCCGTATATAGTTTTTCATTTCTTGAAACTTGCCCAGACTCAAACATTTTTCCTCATGAATTAGAAGAAACATTTTATGTAGGACAAACTGGAAATAAAGAAGGTGATCATTTGGTCTATGATCAAAAAGTTAGAAAAGATATGGGCACATACATGGCACCAAAATCTAGCACACTTTATTCAACAGTTAAGACGAGAATGAAATCTCATTTTAGAGAATGGCAAAAACAATATCCTGGACAATCAAATACTTATACTCTGTTCCATGAAACTTTTACTCCTTCACTGAGACCAAATTATCAACCATTTGTAAATATTTTAGTGCCGCCAAAAAATCTTCCAAGCAGAGCGGTCAAATCATGGCTTCTTATGGTTGAAGATACGGTTATACATTCTTATATTATGAAATGGGATAAAGAAGTTTTATGTAATCTTGCAAATAAGACTGATAAACGAATGGTACAAGGATCCATTTCCAGTAAAGCATTAAACTCCTATAAGGCTGGAAATTTAAATAAGTTTTTACCATTATGAGTAAACCATTCGACTACGTTAACCAGATCCTTCAAGGTAAGAAACAACTTATCGTGGACGAATTGACAGAGAAGGCATATGTACCATTCCTGACCAATAGGTCTTTGTCTCAACACAAGGACTGTGTTCTATTAGCAAATGAGATGAATCAACGCCACCATTTAGACAAAAAGATGCAGAGTGACTTTTTACTAAATACTGTTAGGTCTATGAAAAGGCCGTTTGCGAAGTGGGCAAAGTCGGAAAAAGATGATGATATAGCATGTATCAAATTAGTCTACGGACTTTCCGACGGCAAGGCACGTGATGCCATGCGTCTACTAACCAAAGAACAAATCCAACAACTAAAAAAAGAAACCTTTATAGGTGGGTTAGGAAAATGAAATGGTTGATATATCTAAATTTGTCGAGGTTGCCCTAGTAGAACAGGATGACTTCTTGAAGGTGCGTGAGACACTAACCCGTATTGGTGTGTCCTCACGGAAAGAAAAGGTACTTTATCAATCTTGCCACATTCTACATAAGCAGGGCAAGTATTATATTGTACACTTTAAAGAACTCTTTGCTTTAGATGGTAAGTTATCTACAATTACTGAAAATGATATACAAAGACGGAACGCAATTGCCAATTTATTAGAAGAATGGGGGTTGCTAAAGATTGTGGACTATGATATAGTAGAACATAATATGGCACCAATTCATCAGATTAAGATTATTGCTTTCAAGGAAAAAGATGAATGGGAATTGATTGCTAAGTATAATATAGGTAAAAAGAAAACTGATTACTAATATGGTGAATGATCATGAACAAAGTGAAAAACAATTTGGTCAAACTTGTGAATAAGTATACCAAAGAAGAAGTATTTACTAGAGATTACGATGATGTGATTAGAGAGGGCGCCAATGAATTCGTTCGGGTCTTTACTCAATCAAATCCTCAAAGAACTTATCTTGTCAATCGCACAGCGTTTGAGATTGGCAAGTAAGTCGTGATGCCTTCGGGGTCACGTATTTTAACTTGCTTAATAGGAGAAATGTATGACACGTATTTCATTTGGACCTTTGTTCCATCAAACACTTGGTTTTGAAAATTTTATTCGTGATGTTGAGAAAATTCTTGATAGTGAAATCAAACCATCAACTTTCCCACCACACAACATCATCAAAGCAGATGACAATAAGTATGTTGTAGAACTTGCCGTTGCAGGTTTTACTAAAGATGAAATTGATGTTCAAGTTCAAGAGGGTAACTTGACTATCAGAGGTGAGAAGAAAGATAAAGACAATTCGACATATCTACATCATGGTATCGGTACCCGTTCTTTCACCAAAGTAATTACGATTGCAGACACCATTGAAGTTAAGGGTGCTGAAATCAAAGATGGTATCCTACGTGTGGGTCTTGAGAATGTAATTCCCGAACACAAGAAGCCACGTAAGATTGAAATTGGTAATGACTTGAAAGAGTTTAAACCACAACTCTTACAAGAGCAGCAACACATGGATCGTGCTCAAGCAGAAAATATACGTTCAACTTGGGCGGATAATCTAGCATCATAAACGGTGGGGCGTAATGCCCCACTTATTAAAAGGTATATTATGGATAGAAATATAGAATCATATCTAAAAGTTTATCAGGTACTTTCTGAAGAAGAATGTATCAAATCAGTCAATGCTCTGGAAGAAAAAGATAAAGAATTCCAGACGCATCAATTTTATAATGTTCAAAGCAATAGTTACCACTCATATGAACATGAACTTTCGATAGCATATTCCAAAATTGAAACAAAAGATTTGATTATGCAAAAGATTTGGGATACACTAAAAAAATATATTTCAGATGTTGATTGTCCATGGTTCAGAAGTTGGAATGGATATTCAGAAGTTCGTTTCAATCGCTATCGCACCGATACACAGATGGCACTTCATTGCGACCACATTCATTCCATGTTTGATGGTGCCCGTAAAGGTGTTCCTACATTAAGCATTCTTGGTTGTTTGAATAATGATTATAAAGGTGGTGAACTCGTATTCTGGAAAGATAAAGTTGTTGAACTAAAAGCAGGTGAGATTATGATATTTCCTTCAAACTTTTTATATCCACATGAGGTCAAACTGGTGACTGAAGGCACTAGGTACTCATATGTTTCTTGGGCATGGTAATGAAACCTAATTCTAATTTTAAAATGAATAAACCATTGAAGGTCATGCTGGCCAATATGGAACCTGAACACAAAAAAATCTATCGTGATGCCATGATATCAGCAATCATTGCACCAAAGATCGAATTCAAAAAGAAGAAGGAGACACCAAGTGAATGATATTTTAATGGGATTACACTTTCATAAACCATTTCCTTTCAACTTCAAATCGAGTTGGATAAAAGCAACCTATGCTGGTGAGAAAGCACCTTATGGTTGGCATCCTCCTACTGATGATGAGTATATCAATACCACAAGACAACTGAGTATTCATGAGTATGCACATCATTATTCACGGGTTAGCGAGACTGAGTTTCTAAGAGCAATGGGTGTTCTTGCAACTGAATATTATCTGTGGAAGTATGGTAAAGCAGATTATATAGGAGCAGGAAGTTATCGTCGGTACCTATTACTTGATGATACTATGCCACAAACAGCACCTAAAGTTGTTATGGAAGCAAATCAAAAAACTGCGGATTATTTGTCCTCAGAAGCAATGAAAGATACTGCATTAAAACTGCTTGAGAAACATGATTTAATTACAAATCTTCCAATCACTTTATCAGGTAAAGACATTGAATCACAATATCTTGAATCTCAACCCTATGAGTATTGGAACTTGTTTATTCAAGGAATCATGGAACTGTTTCCAGACTATCGTAATAAAATTGATTGGTTCAAAGGTAACACGATAAACTTTGAAACATCTTATATTATGCGTAAACAGATGTTCAAGAAATACGTAAGTGAATTTTTTGAATTGTTGGAATACATTTGGACTCATACCGATAAAACGTATCCAATAGAACCAACAACATCTGAACCATTTCCTTGGCGTTATCCTAATTTCTTAGGTGAAAGATTCTTCCCATTTTTTGTGTATGCAAATGGTTTGAATCCTGCATACGTGCCATTGGTACTGGTAGATTAAAATTTCACCTTCAATTTCGAAATAGTCGCCGAAGAAAATCGTCAAAATGCTATACGTGAAGTGAGCACTTACTTATAATATGAAAACTAAATTTATTAAAGCACATATGCAAGCGGCAGAGGTTTATGCTGAATTATCATCAGCAACTAGACTTCATGTTGGTTGCGTAGTCGTAAAAGACAACACCATCATAGGTATTGGCTATAACGGTATGCCAAGCGGTTGGAGCAATAACTGTGAAGATACTGAATATATCTTGAAAGACGAATGTCATGCCACTCCAGAATGGTTGATTGAGCACGGTTTTACCGAAACTGCTCACGGTTGGACAAGAAAAAGAACCAGGCGTGAAGTGCTTCATGCAGAAACCAATGCTCTTGCAAAGATTGCTCGTTCTACCAATTCTTCCGAAGGCGCATCACTGTTTGTTACTCACGAACCTTGCTTAGATTGTGCTAAACTCATACATCAAGCAGGAATCAAAGAAGTATATTATCGTAATGCGTATCCACGTTCTAATGGCGGTGAAGAATTTCTAAAAAAATGCGGTATAGATGTATATAAACTTGACAAAGAATGATGGTCTTGATATACTGTTTATAGTCTTAATTTTACGGAGTTTACATGATTAGTACCACAAAAGTAGCAAAGCAAATCGTTGAAACAAATTCAAAATATCCTAAAGCATATAAGTATGATTTGTTTTTACGTGAGTTCGATAGCAAGGTTGAATTAGTTGGCCTTGTTGATGATCCCACATATGACATTAACGACTTCCGTGGTCGTGAGATGTTATTTCCTAAAAAATGGGTGACTATTGATGTCCTCGAATCTTCTATGAAAGTGTCCATATGAGTCAAATAAAATGCGTAACGTTTAAAACACAACAAACAATTCTCTGTTCACTGGAATATACTGACGATTTTAATCTAAATATAAAAAATCCAGTTCAGATAATTTCTGTTCCACCACAAAGTAATAAAGACCAAGGTGGTATTGGGTTTGCACCTTATCTTGCATTTGCTGAAGAGTTTGTAACTGGTATTGTAATTAAAAAAGAAGATGTAATTTGCGTAACCACACCAGTTATTGATATACTAAATCAATACAATAAAATGTTCGGCAGTGGTATTGAAATTGCACCTGCTGGTTTAAGACTATAACGAAAACTATGAATGTCAAAATATTATACTAATGTTGTCGTACAAGGCAATCATGTCTTGTTCCGTGGTGTAAGTAACGGTCGGAGAGTAAAAGAAAAAATATCTTACTCTCCGACGTTGTTTTTGCCTGCTAAAAAACCTTCCGAGTATAAAACGCTATTCAATGAACCTCTTGAGCCAATGAAGTTTGAGAATGTTCGTGAGGCACGTGATTTTGTAAAGAGATATGGAGATGTTTCAAATTTTAAAATCTTTGGCAATACACGTTATGAATATGCATTTATCGCCGACAATCATAGAGGCATCGTTGATTGGGATATTTCTCATCTATCAATTGCTATAATCGATATTGAAGTTGGTTCAGAGAATGGATTTCCTGATCCATACAAAGCAACTGAACCAATCACTGCTATTGCCGTTCGCCAATTAAATGGTGGTACTACGGTGTATGGTTGTGGTAAGTTTGATAATCAAAATGAATCTGTTAATTATGTGGAGTGCCGTGATGAAATCGATCTTTGTAAAAAGTTCCTTGTTGATTGGTCAGATAACTATCCTGATATCATCTCTGGTTGGAATATCAAGTTTTTTGATATACCTTATCTTATCAATAGGTTTTCACGTTTACTTGGCGAGGATAGCGTAAAGAAATTATCTCCGTGGGGACAAACCTTTACACGAAATGCTACATTCAAAGGTAAGGAGCAGATGATTCATGAGATTGTCGGTATCTCAGCACTTGACTATATTGAACTCTATCGTTGGTATGCACCTGGTGGTAATTCACAAGAATCATATAAACTAGATTCTATTGCCAACGTAGAACTTGGTGAAACTAAACTGTCGTATGATGAATATGATAATCTTCACCAGTTATACAAACTTAATTATCAAAAGTTTATTGAGTATAACATCAAAGATGCCGAACTGATTGTTAAACTTGAAGATAAACTGAAGTTGATTGAATTGGCGATTACTCTTGCATATGATACCAAGACCAACTTTGAAGATGTGTTTGCTCAAACTCGCATGTGGGATGCACTAATCTATAATCACCTTTTGGAGAAAAAGATTATTATACCACCTCGTATTGCACAGAAGAAAAGTGAAGCATTCGAGGGTGCATATGTTAAAGATCCACAGATTGGTATGCATGATTGGGTTGCATCGTTTGACTTGAATTCTCTGTATCCACATTTGATCATTCAATATAATATTTCACCAGAAACTTTGATTGAGACTGAAGATTATAATGATGAAATGAGTTCACTATCTTCACAAGCAAATGTGGAAAAGTTATTGAACAAGCGATTGGATACCAGTAACTTAAAAGATGTTACGATTACTCCAAATGGCCAGTTCTTTCATACAACTGAACAAGGTTTTCTGCCACAGATGATGGTAGAAATGTATGAGGATCGAAAGAAGTTTAAAAAGTTGATGCTGAAGTCGCAGCAAGATTATGAGAATGAAAGTGATCCGACAAAAAAGTTTGAAATTGAAAAACTGATTGCACGATACAACAATCTACAGTTGGCAAAGAAAGTTACTTTGAACTCCGCTTATGGTGCCATGGGTTCACAGTATTTTAGATTCTATGATTTACGTTTGGCACTTGCTGTTACTACCGCTGGTCAATTATCAATTCGTTGGATTGAAAACAAACTAAACCAATATCTAAACAATATATTAAAAACTGAGAAAGACTATGTTATCGCCTCTGACACAGATTCGATTTATCTCAACCTTGGCCCGTTGGTTAATAGCGTCTACAAAAAAGGAAAGGAAACTTCAGCAATTATCTCCTTCATGGATAAAGTCTGTGAAGATAAAATTCAACCGTTTATTGATGAGAGTTATAAAGAACTTGCTGAATATGTACATGCGTTTGACCAAAAGATGATTATGAAACGTGAAGGTCTTTCAGATAAAGGTATCTGGACTGCCAAGAAACGTTACATTCTCAATGTATATAATAATGAAGGTGTTCAATATAATGAACCTCATCTAAAGGTGATGGGTCTAGAGATGGTAAAATCTTCCACACCTGCGGCTGTGCGTGAGAAGATGAAGCAACTTATTAAATTGATTGTTACCACAGATGAATTAACGGTGCAGAAGTTTATTGCTGAATTCAAAGAAGAATTCAATTTATTGCCTGCTGAAGAGATATCTTTTCCTCGAGGTATGAATGGTTTGAAAGAATATTCTGATTCTGCTACACTATATAAAAAAGGCACACCGATTCATGTGAAGGGTGCGATACTATATAATCATTTTCTAAAACAACATGGTCTGACGACCAAGTATCAATTGATTCAAGAAGGTGAAAAGATTAAATTCACTTATCTGAAAACACCGAACCCTTTTAAAGACTCAGTGGTATCTTATCCATCAAGATTGCCAAAAGAGTTGGGTCTGCAAAATTATATTGATTATGACTTGCAGTTTGAAAAAACATTTCTTGATCCAATTAAAATCATTCTTGTTTCTATTGGATGGGAAACTGAGAAACAATCTACACTAGAAAGTTTTTTTGGATGAAAAACATTCGTATAATTAAAACTGGCATTAACGTTTCTAAGATAAAGAAACAGTTGGAAGAACATGCATCCGATTGGAATTATCAGAAGGGACTTGAAAACGCCACAGTTCTTGATCCTGATGTTTATATAAGTCAAAGTGGTGTGCTTCAACTGGTAATTGGTACAATCGATAAACCTGACGATTATGTATTTGATTCTGAAGGTTGTACACCAGCACCAGCATATTATCGCCACACCGAAGCAATTGCTTTTATGAAACGCAACTTCAAAGATTTCAAACGGTGTGCGTTTCTTTCATTACCTGTTGATGGTGAAGTTGGTAAACATATTGACTTTGGTACTTATTACCTCACTAAAGACAGATATCACTTGTCAATACAGGGTCGATACATGTATACTGTAGGAGATGAGAGTTTTATTGTTGAACCTGGCACATTGTTTTGGTTCAACAATAAACTTGAACATTCCGCTAAAAACATAGGAGATGAGGTACGTATTACATTAGTGTTTGATGTACCACATAATAAACGAAATCCATGATAAACGCCATTCTACCATTTATTACTGCAATTGCTCTGTCTGGTATTGCAGCATATTATTCCGTCATTGGTCTTGCACAGATATTTCCAGGTTCATATTGGCCTATTATCATTATGGGTTCGGTACTTGAAGCAGCAAAATTGGTAACAGTATCTTGGTTATACAATAACTGGAAAGAAACATTCTCTGCATTGAAAGTATATTTTTTGATTGCAGTTATATTACTCATGGCAATTACATCGATGGGTATCTTTGGTTATCTATCAAAAGCACACATTGAGCATTCTACTGGTATTACACCATTGGTTGAAAAGGAATTTATTTATGATGAGAAGATCAAAACGCTTAAAGAGACCATCGAAACTAATCGCAAAAATGTTCTCCAGTTGGATGCGGCTGTCGACCAAGTCATGGCACGCTCGGCGGACGAAAGGGGGGCTGAGAGGTCGAACCAAATCCGCAAAGCCCAACAGAAGGAGCGCCTACGAGCGTCTGATGAGATTACTAGGGCGCAGACCGAAATCCAGAAAATTACAGAAGAAAAGTCACCTATTTCGTTG